TTTCCATTAGTGATGTTGAAAGATGTGTGGGCTGTAAAGACTGGGTCTGTTTCAGTTGTTAAGTAGGTATTTGCATCATAGAACCAAGTTCCAGAACCATTATTATTTAGAGCGCCAGTTCCGTTGGTAATGTTCGCAGTAGTATGGGCACTGAATACTGGATCAGATTCGATATAAGAAGTCAAGTATCCAGAAAGGTCTGGTGGAGTATATGTGAACTCACCCGTATTGAAGTCGTAAGTCAAAGTTGATGTGGTATCTGGAGCTACAGTATTCGCACTCAAAAATTGTGCAGAAATGCCAGTTGCTGAAACGTTTGCAGAAAACACACCAGTGTTTGAATCGTAGAAAATATCACCTACAGCACTTAAGTCGCCCAACGTGATGAACTGTGCACCATTTGAAAGAAGAGCGTTGTTCGACCCTTCGATGATGATTGTATTGCCGTTAACAGTCAGACCACCAACGTTAATGGAATTTACAGTCGAACTTCCTCTTGATGTAACGTCATCTAGTGTATCTGAAGCGGTTGGAATGTCACTAGCGGTAACATACGTATTGGTGTCGTAATACCAGTTATTCGCACCATCATTTCTTAAGAACGCATTGTTTGCAGAATCAACTAGTCTACCTGCGACTGAAGAAGTAAATACAGGGTCTGATTCGGTGAACGAATCAGATAGATAACCATTCGCGTCATAGAACCAGTTACCACCGCCATCGTTTCTGAGGAAGCCAGTGCCGTCTACGATATCATATGTCGTATGAGCAGTGAAGATTGGATCACTTTCCGCGCCAGTTGCAGTGATGTATGTGTTGGTATCGTAGAACCAATTGCCTGCGCCGTCTTGTTTCAAGAAACCTGCGCCATTATTGATGTTTGCAGTCGTGTGAGCGCTGAATACTGGGTCAGTTTCATTATCTGGTACGTCAGTACCGATGATGTAAGTATTAGCGTCATAGTACCAACTATTCGCAATTCCATTGTTTCTTAGGAAACCTGTACCCTGCACAATATCAGATGTAGTATGTGCTTGGAAAACAGGGTCGGTTTCTGCGCCGGTCGCTGTAATATACGTGTTGGTATCGTAATACCATTCTCCACCAACGTTTCTAAGGAAACCGTCACTTGTGGAAGCAACAACGTTTGCAACTGCAGATGCAGAAAAGACTGGGTCTGTTTCGGTTGTTAAATAGTTACCCAAATCGGTAATTTGAGATTCTGTAATACGAAGGTCTGCTTGATGTTGAACAACAGATGTGTTGGAAATGTATAAGTCTGGGACAATTGTCCAAGTAACTACTTGACTAAGATCGTTCGATTCTGCACCAGCTGATTGTGCAATGAATTCAAGCGCAGTCCCACCAGCGTTAACTGCGACCAGTCGGTTCCCAGAACCACTGAAAGAACTTGGTGTGTCAGTTAGTCCAAGGAACGTACTTGTGCCACCGCCACCAGAAACTGTTTGGAATGTGAAATTACCGTTACCATCTGTTGTCAGAACTTGACCGATAGTACCATCACCACCAATGTCAGACAAATCAAGTAATGAGACTGTTAATCCATACCCTGCGAGGTCTGAAGGAACATCTGACAAACTGTTAAAGCTTCCGTCAAATGTACTGTAGTCTGTACCCGCTACCGCCGCAGTAATGTTACCTGCACCGTCTGCTTTTACAATACCGTTAATTGCACCAACGACTGGGTCTGTTTCACTGCCGCCACCGCCGGCGGAAATCCATGCATAGTCACTTCCATTCCAAGAAAGAATTTGACCAGTTGTTGCAGTACCAACATTCAAGTGTGTGTTAACGTTACTATCACCGTAAGTTCCCGTCACAGTTAAGTCACCAGTTCCGAGTACAGAAACGCCATTGATTGTTTTGATGTTCGAACCACTGACAAGGATTGCCTGTGCATCTGTGATACCATAACCAGACAATGTTGTTGGAGTACCTGTTAAAGAACTCCACGCACCATCAAAGGCATCAATAATACCAAATCCAGAAATAGTGTTTGGTTTGTTTGTAATGGAAGACCAGTCAACAGACGCGGTTAGAGAAATGTCTCCCGAACCCAAAAGGGAATTGCCGTTGATTGTTCTAATATTAGAACCACTTATCAAAAGCGGTTGCGCATCTGTGATGCCATAACCTGATACAGTGGTAGGGGTTCCTGTCAGAGAACTCCATGCGAAATCTTGAGTGAAATTTGCACTAATCGTGACTGTGTCTGAACCAGCATTAGTCGTTATACTAATATTTGTACCAGCTGCAAAATTCAGTGTATCCGTAGTCGTTTCTGCAAGGATATCAGTTTGACCAGCAACAGAGACAATACTAAAAGCGTTTTGGTTTACTTCACCGCCGCCTCCGCCACCAGCGAGGGCACCCCATGAAGTTGTATAACCTTCAAACTGGTTTAGGGAAGTGTTGTATCTTAAGTAACCCGCTTGTGGACTACCGTCACGTTGTTCTGTCGAACCAGCAGGTATTTGAATAGACCCAGTAGCGCTTGTACGTGGTGCAATCGCTTCTAAGTTATCATCCATTTCTTGATAGGTAAGTGATGACCCTTTTGTTATTCTTTTTGTAATGGTCATTAAGTATTTTCCCCACTATTATTGTAGTATACGCCTACGTAAGAGCTGTAAGTTGGTTCTGCAAATTGTTGTTCCTCAAGATAACCTGAATCTACATAGTATATATCTACATAAGAAGCTGTCGCCTGTCTGATGTAATCAATATCCACATATTCAGGTTCAAGATAAAAAGTTGTTGTGTCTTGAAAAATGCCAGGGTTTGGTTCGACATAACCAAAATTAAAAAATTCAAATAACTCTATCTCACCTTCTGTCAGTTCAACATTAAACTGGTAGGCTTGATCTATAAGAGCTTGTTTTGCGACTGGGTCCGTTTCTGCAGCGATAAGTGCAAGTAACGCAGCATAATCTGGATTCGTCATATTACTGTCCTACATTAACTTTGAACAACCCACCTGCTGAAGAATTACCAACCCAAGAACCATGCCCACCTGTCGAATCGCCAAATCTGTGAACAAAAGAACCTACCGCCTTTACTTTAGAGGAACCACCTGTCGCTGGATCACCACAGGCAGTCGAATCGCCAATGCGAATAACTTCCCTACCGCCTGCCCAAACTTTGTCTTGCCCCGCTTGATATGAGGTTTTGTGAAATGGGTTGGGTGTAGGCGAGGCATGTCCAACGTGAAAATGTCCTCTTACTGTTATTCTTGGCATAAATGTTACCAGTCGTTAATATTGTTTTTTATCGTTCTCGAGCCAGGGTGGTGAGATTTTACATTCTTTAACACATCGCGGAACCCCGAATCTGGTTTTTTTAATCCCAATCTAACCGAATCTCCAATAGAAGGTGGTTTTGAAATGAATTGTTTCAACTCAGGGTGTGCTTCCTTATATGCGTCAAGGTCAGCAATTTTCATGCTGACCTCAATTTCTTCACCAGTATTTATGTTTTTAAAACTGTATGTTGGCATTTGTTATCCTGTAATAATGTCATAAATTTCCTTCCAAGTCTGGACCCGCGTAGCTTTGCCAGTGTAATCATAATTGTGCGAATGAGCCATCAAGATACCTTCACAACCAACGTTGATACCAACGTCTACGTTGTCTTTTTTATCTTCGATCCAGAAACAACCAGTGTCCCGATATTCTTCCATGACTTCATCTTTGTCAGCACCAGTGTCAAGGTAAAGGTACCGTTCAAAGGCAGTCTCTCCAAAGAGTTCCCGAAGGTTCTTCGACCGTAGGTGTTGGGCGTATTGGTCGTTACTCAAACTCGTAATCGCATGGAAAACGTAACCATGTTCTTCGTGGAGTTTTTTGACATACTTAATCGCATCCCGAAGGGGAGGCAACTTCCGAATCCAAGCAGATTCGTTGAACATCCGAATCAACCGTTTCGATTCTTTCCGTTCAATACCGTATTTAAGGTCCATATCATACTGACCTTCACACACGACATTGTATCCATGCCGATGCATCCACTGTCCAAACGCATACTCCCAATCGAGTAGTACGCCATCACAATCGGTTAGGATCGTTTTTTCTTTTACTGCAATCATCTTATATCTTTCTCAATCAGCTACATTATCAATATAAGCCATCTTTGCAGAAAAGTCAAGCCTAAATTTTTATTTTTTCAAAAAATTAATAGTCAGAGTCATCTCTGAAGTCTTTGAAATTCAAGTGTTTTCGGTCACGGTTTTCTTGCTTGCGCTTTTTATGCATTTTAGCGCGTTCCTTTTCACGAATACGTTCTTCGTTCACATCACCCCATTCGTCATCGAATCGGTTGCTCTTACGGAAGTTTTTGAATTTTTTACTCATTTTCCCTTAACTCAGTTTGATTGGGTCCAAAAAGATGCGCGGAAACGCCTCTTCTACGGCTTCTTTGGTTAGTCCTTTGATTCGCTGTCCAGTAATCATCAGACACAACATTTCGGAATCGCTATCACAAACGTCTTCAAGAAGACCAATGAATAACGTTTCCCGTTTAATTTGGTTCAAAGTGTCATATCCGCCACCTCTCACGAAAATACGAAGTTTTCTATACTCATGATACAACATCATACCTTCATCTGGGGATGCGTTTTTCTTGTATGGTGGCGCAACATCCGGCAGAAGAAACTCGACATTCTCGTCATACATAAGACGGAGAACTGCCATCAAAGGAACTGATTGGTTCTGTTTCAGCCAGTCTACTTTTTCCTTTCTGGTTCTTGCTTTACCTGCACGTTCCAGAACAGTGGAAATTGCTAATTTTTTCATTTATTTAAAAATCCTGTATATCACTAATTAAGTTTTTCAATTTGTTCTTGACAAAATAGTTGAAAAGATGTTCTCTACCTACTTCTTTGGTTTCATAATATTTTTCTAGTATTTCGTCTTTGTAGATTTGAGGCACTTCTTTAAGATCAATCATCATACGATTACGATGGAACGCAGAAAGAACTTCTTCAGTCATGCCTGCTTCCCCTTGATCCAAAAAAGCGTAGAGTTTTTTGGAAGTCATTGGTCTCTGTCTTTCACCAACAGCCAAACAGTTGTCAGGCGAAAGGATATTTGGTACACCGTCTCCTGCGTCACCCTTCAAGATTTGTTCTTGAAGATAACGGACAGGGTTATCATTACGAATCCAACGTTTATGGACAGGATCATATTGCCCAACGTTTGCATACGTATGTAGTTGGATATAATCTTTATCACCCGAAAGGATTAGAAATTTCTCACCACCTGTATTTAGTGCAGTTCCCTTTTCGTGAACAATAGTTCCAATAATGTCATCGGCCTCGCAACGATCTACGTTGATAACCTTGTAGGGAAACTGTTGATCAATCTCGTCACGGATTTTATGGATGACGACGAAAAGACGGTTCCAGTCAATATCAGACTCGTTACGTGTCTTCTTTCGATTCGCCTTATAGTATGGAAAAATGTCTTTTCTCCATACGTTTCTGTTATCGCAACAGATTATGAGCTCTCCCCATTCATCAGAAAACTTTTTACGGTTATATCGAAGAGAGTTTAAGAACATGTGACGAATCATACTTTCGTCAATGTCATTTTCTGTGGCATGCCCACCTGTGTTCGCAAAGAACGAGGCCAACATTACCTGATTGAAGTCTAACAAAATTGCCATATCTAATACCCAAAGCTTTTCATCATCCATAATACTAACGCATTATGAAAGACATGTCAAGCTTTATTTTTCGGACTCCTGTACTAATAGTGAAAGAACTTGGTTCCACACG